ACCACAGGTGCCCTTGAACCATGTCAGAATGGAAAAGGTCTTACACAAGTTGCCGGTTTCAAGCTTGTCCGCTACGACCAGACTGGCTTCTGCCCCGGCTTCATCCGTCAGGGTGTGGTTAATGGCCGCACCGGTAATAACGAGCGCAGTTACCGCCGTAACTACAAACGGCAGCGCGTTAGCCCCGGTAAGTTCCGGGAAACGAATGAGATCGCCAACCTCCACCGCTGTTGTGAAGTCCCCCGCCGTACGAGTGAAGGTTTTGCCAGATGCGCTCACAGTGATAGTCAGCCCGGATACAGTGCTGCCTGCCACCCAGGAACTAGTCATCGCGCCGGCCAGCAGTTCATCTTGGCTCGCCGCGCTCAGCTCGATGGAGTATTCGCCCGTCACCTGCTTGTTGCCAGTGCGGATGGATGAGGTCTCGCGGCTGCCGTCGAGCTCGTTGGAAACCAGGGCATCGCGGGTTACCGCTGGCACCCCCGCAGTGTTACGCAGCGGCGACCAGCTCGGGCTCGTAGGGGTTGCGCCGGGGGTAATCTCGGCGACGTAGAATTGGGCCGTGTTTGCCCCTTTGTAGGGTTGCAGTGCCATATTAAATCCTCGCTGTGAAAGCAATGAAGCTGATAGATAGTGGTCGCTTGGCCCAGCCATTTTGCACAATCAGCGGCCCCAAGCTGACTGATTGTACCTCGGCGCAGATGTCATTGCGCCTGAAAGTCGCACCTGCCTTGAACGTGGCGTTCAGCAAGTCGGCGATTTTGTTAATCGGTGCGCTGCCCTTCACCGAGGCGTAGTTGATGTCGATTTGATACACCCCGGCTCGTTGCTCGGTGAACCCGAGGTCAGCCTGCTCTGTCGGCACCGGTAGCATGAAGCTGGACAGATATGGCGTCGCGGTGTTGGTCGGTGCGTCTATATTCTCCAGCGCCACGACCAGATTGTTTGTGCTGCCGAAGGACTTCAGCGCGATGTCGAAAACCTTGGTCATATCCTCAAAATAAGTTGCCATCATTTCACCTTAGCCGCTTCTTCTTCGAGCAGTGTGTTGGATCGGGCGACGTTAATGCGCACCATGCCCTGCGGCGCTTGATTCGACCAGCCATATTCCAGGCGCTCGGCGTATGGCAAGTTATTGGTCAGGGTGAACTCGCCCCAGTCTGAGTTCTTGAACACATAATCGGCGGCCATCGCCACAGCCTTATCGCCGGATTGGTCTACCGTGTCGAGGATGCCACTCGGTATGACCGCCCCAGCTGTCTGCCAGTTCATGCGAAAGCGCCCAGTGTCGACCGGGCTAGCCTTGATAACCGCACTGAACAGCTTGAACGATACCGACCGCGCCACGGTCTCTGGGTTCTTCTTCGCCTTCTCGACGAAGTTCTTAACGTCCAGCGTAAAGGTACTCATTTGCGCACCTGGATAAACCACGCCACAGTTTCGTCGTTAACCAGCTTGCGCTCGATGTTGACGACGGACCATTGCGACCCCGCGAATTGCACCTTGTCTTCCATCTTCGGCTCGACGGCGCCATCCGCCTTGACGACCATATCGCCAGCTTGGATAGTCGTTCCGTTGATTAACCCCACGGCAACCGGAACCGGTACAGCGGCCAGCGGCGTCACGACATCAGGGCCGAACACGTACTCGCCGAGGTTCTCGTCCCAGACCTTCGCGCCCGCCTGCACTAGAGAAACAGTGCTGCCGTATTTGGTCAGAATGCGGGTGGCCAACCCGGCCATGTTGCGGCTGAATTTGGTGCTCATGTAGACGGCACCGCTTCAAGACGTGAGATAACCAGCAGCGCAGACGGAGCGATACCCCAGCCAGCAACGGCGGCGGTGAACGGATAGAGTCCGCCAAAGTTCGAGCCCGCCCCATCTCGCATAATCTGCACGGCGAAGGTTGCGCCGGCGGCCAGGGCTACTACGACTACGCGAGAGTCAGTAGGTACGGTAACGTCTGCGGACGCCATGCGCACCGCAGCAGCAGACCCCGCCTGCACGCCATTTAGCAGTAGACGGCTCAGCAAAATAGAGGTCCCAGAGGCTCCAGTACGACCGTTTTGCAGCTTGACCCGCACTGCATAAGTGCCGGGTGTGTTGAAGGTAACTAACCCCGCTGCGCTGATCTGTACTGGGTTAGCGATTGACCCCTGGGCCGCGCCAAAGACTACTTGCAACGGAGTATTTACCGCAGTCGGTTCTTGCGTCGCAGTTGACGCTGCCCGTAGCACTTCGACCTCACGCACTCCGGCAGCGGCGTACAGCATTGAGTCCGCCATCTGGGTGCAGACTTCACGCAAGCCTTCCGGTGTAATCGCGCCGTTTGTGTTATCCGGTAGGTTTGCCCCGATGAGGGCGAACAGTTCGCTCTTGGTCTTAGCCATGGTCAGCCCCGATACACGCGAAACGACGCGCCACTGTTACCACCGCAGAGGAGCGGGCGCAACGCGTCCACTGCTGCCGTGATGGTGGTGCTTGCGCCGGTAGCGCCGTTGTTGAAGTAGGACACCGCAACGGCGCCCTCGACGCGCTCCGATTCGACCACGCGCCCGTCGCTCGATGCGCGAACGTCAGTGCCGGCGCCGTACTCGACAGCGGCCAGCACCTGGGCCGTAATAATCTGGCTCGGGATAGAGTCAGACGCCACGGCGAAGCCGTACATGAAGACGTTACGGCGCGGATAGGAGAGAGACTGCCCCGGTGACACCCGGAAACCGCACATGGCGGACTCTTGCAGCCCTACGTACACGGCGCCATTGCGCAATGCAGCCTCAGCCTCGGTATCGTCGGCAGGGAGCTCCTTGCCATACTTGGCAGCCAGTGCGCGGGCGTCGGCCAGACTGACGTAACTGTCGGCCCCCGGTACGATGCTGCCGTTCTCGACTATCAGCGCCATGGATTACTCCTCGGCCTCGGTGCGGCGGCTGCGGCGGGTTTTCTTCGGTTCGTCTTCGAGCAGTTCGTGTTTTTCCGCGTCGAAGTCCTCGGCGTTGATGAGCACAAATTCGCCTTGGTCTTCACCCCACGGCTTAACTTTGATGGTTTCCATAGATACTCCGGTAGAAAGAAGCGGGGCGAACCCCGCTCGAAAGATTAGCCGAGCAGAAGCGCGGCGTGTTCCGGTTTGACCATCTTGGTGCCCCAGACGGCTGCCACTTCGTACTGCATTTGGCGGTACTGGGCGTACATGGATACTTCAAAGGTCAGGCCGCTAACCGGGTCGGTAATCATCATGCGGTCGACTGCGGAGTCACCACCAACCGGCAGAGCGGGGGCGCGGGTGGCCAGAGCGATAGCACTGCGGGCGAACACCATGGAGCGCGGGCCTGCCGACACGATAGTGATAGCGGTTGCGGCTGCCGGGATGGCCTTGCGCAGGCCATTAGCCGCCAGGGTGATGATGCCGCCATTGGATACGTCGGTATCGCCAGCCGCGACGACATATTTGTTGGTGTCGCCTGCGAAGGTGATGATATCGCCGGCCAGAATAGTACCGGTGCCTGCAGATGCCAGGGTGATAGCAGTTGCGCCGACTGCGTAGCCGGCGGCGTTAGTGGTAGCACTTGCGCCAGTACCCACGGACGGGGTGATAATCTGGGCGGATTCGCGCACCGCCATATCATGTGGAGTTACCAGTACACCGCGCTGATTCATTGGCACTTGTGACCAGTCGCGGCTGGTGTTGATGCCGTACAAGGTGCGCAGGTTAGCACCGGCAGTGGTATCGATGACCGCTTGTAGGTCAGAAATGGGCGCACCGTTGTCCACCAGAATCTTGCGGGCCTGCATCAGGTCAGCAGTATTGGTGGCAAACGGAGTGGTGCCAGGGGTGCCGTAGGCGCGACCTGCGCCAGCGGCCAACAGGCACAGGTCCCGCTCCATCTCGTTGGCTAGGGTGCGCATCGCCTGCGCCATCTGGTCACGGAAAACGATGTTGAACTGGGCGCCGTTGTTATCCAGGCCGAGGCGCTCTTCACCGTTCCAGCGGATAGGGACCCGACGAGCCTTGGTGATGGTCATCACGGTATTGCCGATGGTCTGGTCACCGTCATTGGGTGGGGTCACGTTCGGGGTGATGTCGGTCGCAGCGGCGGCCGGGGTGACCGGGGAAGTAACCTGCTGCCCAACAGCGGCGCGGGTGTAGGTAGCGTCCAGCGTTACCGCCGGAATCATACCGGTGAGTTCGCGGGACACGACGTCCAGCGCGTTATACATGGACGGGATAAGTCCGGTCAGGGTGTTAGCCATTTGTCTGAATCCTTATTCAGTGAGAGTTCCGCCGGCAGCCATGAATTGGCGCTTGGCGCTCGGGTTGAGGTTATCAAATTCACTTCGTTTCATGGTCTTCCCGGCCCCGCCAGGAACCTTGTTTCCGCCAGCCCCGCCACCGGAAGAGGCATCCGCTTTAATCAGATGCGAAAAAGCCTTGTGCTCGCACAGATACTTCTTGAACTGCGCCGGGTCGGTGGTGATAACGCTGCCGTCTGCATTGACGAACTTGGTTACCACTTCGTCCCCGTTGAATTCGGTCTTCACCATCATGGCCAGGATGTCAGAGGCGCTCTCGTCAATGAGAATGCCGGAGAAACCGGCGATAACGGCTTTACGCTCGCTGCTGAGAATACGCGCTTCACGCGCCGCCAGACGAGCGTCCTTCTCAGCGATTACGGGCTCATACTGCTTGCGCAACGACTGCTCGAACTGCTCCAGCTCGCCGGATTTCTTGGCCTGCTGTTGCTCGGCCTGAATACGGGCTTGCTCGGCTTCCTGCTTAGCGCGGGATGCCTCTTTCTTTTCGGCCAGAAGCTGCTCGTTGTTACGCTTCAAACCCGCGACCAGTTCTGCCACTTCGGCTTCGGTGTAGGTCTTGGGCTGTTGCTCTTGGATTTCAGTCACTTCGCTCATCAGTATGTCCCCTGGACGTAGTTACGCGAGCCCAGCTCGCACTTGTTGTCAAGAATAAAGTAAAGGCTACTTAGGTGCAACTCCGGCAGCAATGCGGGCCCAGCCTTGCAGGCGGTATACCTGCAAGCGCAGTTGCCGCACGCACTCCATGTTCTGCACGTCGATTGCCAAATCCTCGTCGGTGTCACTGACCGGCGGTTGCATCTTGCACGGCAGGGTCATCAAAGCCGGGTATAGCTGAGGCGTTGGCGGCGGCACGGGCTTTGAGCTGCACGCGCTCAGGAGGAAACACGCAAACAGTACGGCCGGGAGTTTTGACATAACGGATAACTTCCTTGGTGATGGTCACGGTTTTGGCTTCGCCCTGGTGCTCGGCTTCGGCGGCCTTGGTCTCAACTTCCTGTTGCTGCTGTTCTGCCTTGGCTCGTTCTTCGGCCAGCAGCGCGGCTTGTTCGGCGGCTAATGCCCAACGGCCGTCACGCCATCCGGTGTTGTGCTGGTACAGGCCCCAGCCATACCCGGCCAGAGACAGGGCGGAAACAGTTATCAGGTAGAGACGCCAGTTTAGCATGGTAGTTGCTCCCATAGGTTGCGCCTAGTGTACTGCTGCCGGTGTGACTTTGCACACTTCGATAGGGGATAGCTTTTGCGCCGCCCTTACTCCCGCGAAGGGAAGAATGAGCAATACTCTCAATAGGTATGCTCAATTCCCTTCTCAAGGGATGGGGTTATCCCTTCTCCCTTTTATCATGCTAAACAGGCTAAGTTGTTGAAAGGAGAGGAATAAGGAGAAAATCCCTCGTTCAGAAATTTGCTTGTAGCACGGCAACTCCCCTCCCCGTTATTTACGCGTTTTCGATGCATAACTATATTTTTAGTAAGATAATAAATTTAACCTTGTAATGTGTGATTCTGGGGTTTATAGTGGTGTCAGATTCACAGAGAGGGCGGAACCATGATTAACGCTAAACAAGAATTTATCTCCGAAGTAGAAGGACACCGTGTGCGCTGTGCGGTTGTACCGCTCTGCACATTCTGCAAAGTGGAAGGGTTTACCAAAGCCATGCTGCGCGAAGGATACACTCAGGCCGAATATGATCAATTTTTGTCCTTGCTCGATTTTGAATACGACAACGGTTACGGCGGCCAGCTGCTGGACGGAACTATATGGTTCGCTGGCGGCTCCTGGGCTACTCGCGGGGAATACGACGGTTCTGAGTGGTGGGAAGACCATAAGCGCCCAACTGTTCCGGCCGAATTGAAGGCGGCCAAATGATTAGAACCCGAACCAAGAAAACCTTGACCAAGGCCGAGCAGGCACGTCAGGTCAAGATGCTCACGGCAATGGGCGAGCGCCTGACCCGTGACAATGTGATTATGTTCATAGCCGGTGTGACGCCAAAGGTGCAAGTGCACAACCGGCTCACGCTCAAGGAGAAGCGATTAGACATCGTTCAGGCAACGGTGGTATCAGAGACGCCGGTACAGTGGAACATCGGCCTATATGCGCTTTGCCGTGGGGCTGACGGCGCGGAGTACATCAAGGGTGAGCTTTGGGCCATGCCTATGAAGGTACGGCAGCGCAATATTGCTGACTCGCTGAACAAGGCGCACATGGCCTTTATGCGAGAAAGTGTGAATCGCAAGCATCTGCTCACGTTGGGCTGGGTATCGACGGCTGGCGACTTCCTCGACGAAGAACATGCCATGAAGCTATTCCCCTTTCAAGTAATCAGCCACTCGTTTATCTGTCTCGGCCATCTCTTTCAGCGTGAGGGGCCGCCCAAAGCCATCTACTGACGCAACGCGGAACTCCTCCGGCGTCATGCCAGCATTACGGAATATCTTACCACGGACAGGGCCAAGGGCCTCGTCCTGAAACCATGCCGGTTGCTGCTTCAAGAAATCGTAGTAGGTGGTGTTGGCGTCAATCTGCATCCCGCCATCTGCGCCGCGGGCCGCCCGCTTTGCACCTGCATCGAGGAAGTCGAACTCAGGCGAGACGACCGGGTATGTTGTGGTCCGGCAATTGCCGTGGAATGGCGGGAGCGGGCCCTTACCAATCTCATAAACCTTGTTCAGGGGCCAACTACGGCAAATAGTTGATGTCTTGCTGTCGAATGTGACAACCAGACCGTACCCGATCACGACATCGCTGTTCTTCGCGAAAGTAACGGCTTTGGCTTGGGTGGATACGTGGTTCAGCGCGGTACGCACGACCGTCGCAGCGTGGCGCTCTGACACGTCACCAAGGCCACCAGAGCCTACCACCTGCTTGACAATCTGCCGTGTGGTCTGGCCCTGCACAAAGCCAGATTTGACCCCCTGCACCAGTCGCGCCACCTCGGCCTCTTTCCAGCCCTGCACCAGCTGCATGAACTCGACGGGTTTGCCTTCCAGCGCCAGGGGCTGGAACTTGATGGCGCTCCAGACCTGTTCCGGCGTCGGCGTAGTGAAGTTGACGCCAGTCGCGTCGGTCATGGTGTCGGAAGTCCACTTGGCCTCGTACTTGGCCAGCTCCTGCAAATCGGCAACCAGCTTCTCATCCCAGTCGCTGCCGATTGCGTATAGTGTCTCGGTCAAGTCCTTGAGCATCGCTGTAAGCTTGGCCTTGGTGCGGCTCTCGTCACCGAACGCCAGCACCTGCTTCTTGACCTCTTGGCGCATCTGCTCAATGAACGGCGCGAGCTGGTTAACCTCGCTTGTGGCGTTGCGTTGGAGCCAGATTTGGTGGCTGATGAACGCGGAGATAAGGCTCATTTGGTGGTCTCTGTTTTCTGTTTGGCTAATGCCTTGGCCGCATCGTGAATGCACTCACAGACATGGCCGACTAGATATGCCACATGCTCGTTGCCGGAGTTGCGCTTGTATTCCATCCATACGTGTTCGAGAAGGAAATCAGCGACGTGATATGACTCATGCGCCGAGGTGCGGATACTCACAGCGCCATCGTCAGAAGCGGGGATGAACACGGCAAAAAGGCCGTTATCGCGGTACGTTGCTGCGCTCATCCCGTCGGTGTTTTCCCCAGTGAATTTCTCAAACGCAGCGCGGTCTGTATACACCCGCAACACGCATTTATAAGGGTCGAGCGTGAACGATTTGTAGTTTTTTGCCATCTGATTCCTCCCCTCTAGTACCCAGAGTGTACCGCACAAAACTAGGTGTTGCACCTTTCAGAATATTATCATACTATAGTTTTAACGGTGCGGCACGGGGCGGCACGAGATAGGAGATAGACGATATGGCGATTTACGATAACACCGACGTGCGGACCATTTGGTTTAAGAACTTGAATAGCGAGAAGTGCACAATCACCCCGACCCCTGGATCTATCAGTCGCAAACAAGCCGGGGACTTGCTGGATATGATTTGTTCCGCGCGCCACCACGGCACCGCCGAAGCTGGATACACCGTAGTCGGCGGCGGATTCGTTAACTGGAGCGTGAAAGATGGTTACGCTGAGATGTGACGGGGATTTTAGCAAAATAGCCAAGGGCCAGATTTTTCTGGCCTTCATTTGCGAGGACTGCCAGCGCCGGAGCATAGGGGTCTCACAATCATATGGCGCGAGGTCACTTGATTGCGCCGAGTGCAAATCGTGCGGCCATATCCGCAGCGGCTATATGTGCGAATGCTCTCTCGGTGATTGGCTGTCCATCACGGCAGTAGCGCACCATAAAAACTAAGGCCCCATAACGGGGCCTTTCTCATTCCTGCTGCTCTTGGTCTGCATTAGCTGGGATGTCGCCGTTCACGTCCTGCGCCTGTTGCGCACTCGGCAGCGGCTGGTCTGCGATAGCGTCCTGAATGTCCGCATCACTCCACTCGGTCACGCCAGCACGACGCAGGGCAGCATAATAGGCAGTCGCCGGGAGGAGCCCTGCGTTGATATCCGCCATCCAAGCCGCCCTGTCCTGCGCCGTCATGGGTTGCAGGAAAAAGTCCGTGTTCAGCTTGAACTCGACACCCGCATCAGAGACGCCCATCGCCCGCGCCACCCATTTCAGCGCCTGGGTGTAGGCCGAGCTCACGTTGTTGGCAATCGTGGACATTACAGAGGTATCAGCCCCGCGCTGCAACCGCGCCGACTCCGCCGTAATCTGCTGGCTCGGGGTGATGAGCTGGGCACCAATCTGGATGGCCTGCTGCTCCTTCTGCAACATGTTCTCTTTGGCGAGGTTGTTGGCCTCGGCCTGCACCAGAAACGCATTGCCCCCTGCGCCGATGTTGTGGCCACTTCGGCTGCCCATCTTCACGCCATTGGGGTTGGCCTCTTGGAACACCTGCAAGCTCATCGACTCGCCAGGAGCGATGAACAGCGTCGGCTGGCCGACCACAAAGCTCGACTCTTCGTTATCGGCAGAGTTCCGGAAGTGCCCAATATTCAACTCCGCCAACGGCAGCAGCGGCGCATCGTCAATGGTGTGGTCATTGTTGGTAGCGCCGATGAACGCGAACGGAATGACGCCCCGCTCAAGATTGCCCATCTGCGGGAAAATCTCGATAACTTGGCCATTCAGCAGCGCGCCCTTCGAATCGAACCGGTACAGGCGCTGGCGGTACTTGTTCTCGACGATATCCAGCACACGGTACTGCTCGCCAACCAGATAGTTGAACTCGTCCTGACCGCTCTGATATTCGTACTCCTCCCGAAGCACGACCATCACGACGCGATTCACCGAACCAACGCGCTCAGTGCGCCAGTTGATGATGTTCTCTGCCGTGTAGTAGGCCAGCACCGGGTTAAGCAGGCCCGCGTTCTGCTCGGCCATGGTGGCGGCTTGTACGTTCGGCGCGTCCACCAGCAGGCCGCCGCGGCCAACAGAGTCCAGCTCCTGCAACGTGTCCTGCGCCTGCTGCCAGAGGCCCACGCCAGAGCCGTCCGCATTCTCCAGCAGGTACTCCAGTTGCGCTGGGATAGTCTGCTCAGGCTCCTTGCGCATCACCGAGCCAACCATGCCAGACAGCGTGCGCTTGGTGAAGTTGTAGCAGATGGCTCCGTCTTCGTACTCCTTCTGGCGAGCGGCGCCATATACGGGGTCCGGCTCGTTCTGGCCGACATCGCGCAGATAGCGGATAAGGTCTCCGGATACTGCGTGGCGGACCTTCTGCCAAATCAGATACGCCTTGTCATAGTTTCGGTGGCGCGTCTTGACGCCAGAGCCGTAGTTTACGTTTGCGGTCATTCGACAGCCTCATAAGTTGCAACGAAAATGTCAGGCTTGCACGGGTAGACTTCGCCAGACACACCAGTAATTATCCAGTCTCCTGGGGTGACTATATGTTTACCCTCGAGCGTGTCTATTACTCCGAGAACTCCCCAAGACCAATACGGCTCTGATGTCGAACACCCAGAAGTCCCTAGTAGGGAAAACACTTCCATGTAGCCCGTTCCGCGCACGGATGGGTGGTCGCGGCATTCACGCGCTAAGGATACTTTGCCATTTGACGGGGCATTCCACCGCACAGCATCTATGACAACTGGCTTTTTACGAAATTTCATAGTGCGAATCTCACTGGCATGTTGATAACCGGCTTAACCACTCACCGCCTCTTCGTCATCTTCCAGAAGCGGGGCCAGCGCCTGCTTGACCGACTCTGGCAGGTTGTCGTACTCCTTGCCTAGCGCGACCATCAGGGTTTTCACCGGCTCGATGTTGCGGGCGTCGATGACGATTTTCTGGATGATTGGGCCGGTAGTGGCCCCTTCGATAATCTTTGCCATATAAACCTCGTGGTTAAAGTGCAAAAGTCACCGGGATATGGACCGGGGCCTTGTTGCTTACAGGGTACAGGTAATCAACAAAGTATCCAATTGCCGTTGTGATGTGCTGATACTGGTTCTTCTGGTCTTCTTGGAACGCCGACCCCTGTTGCAGCTGCACGGTGGCAAGCCCCTTGTGGCTCCACGGTGCGGTTTGCGGGTTCACGTACAGGCTGATAACACCGTCAGCGGTCTTAATCTTGGCCCGCACGGCGTTCTGTCGGTCTTTGATGGCTGGGTGCGCTCGCTTGACCCGGCGCTCGAAGGTCCAGCCGTTCGCCCGTAGCACATCCTCGATGTCGTTATAGTCCGAGTTGTGGCCGTGCTTCTCACCAGCTCGACCAGCCGGGTCACCGTAAATGTAAACGTGCTTGTTCTTGTGCTCCTTGAACTTCTCCACGAACTCAAGCGCGGATTGACGAGACACGGCGCTGATGAGCACGATTTCATCCAGCAAATAGACATCGGCCCCGTTGCGGATTACGGCAACCGAAGACGATAGCGGCGTGAAGTTCTGGTCATGCATCCAGTGCAGCGATTCATGCGGCTCGATTGTCGCGTCGGTGTAATTGTCCTTGGAGTAGTCCTCGTAGATTTTGCCGTTGGCGGTCTCGAAGCTCGCCTCGAACTCCTGGTTGTACTGCTTGCGGCTCATAATCTTGCGAGCCTCGGCGGCCATCTCCGGGAATATCTCGGCAGTCGTCCAGTGGAACACCTCGTAATCTTCCGACACCCCGGCATCTGCCGCCTGGCACAGGTCGTAATAATGGTTCAGGCCGTCCGGCACCCCGAGCAGCCAGCACCACGCCCTGTAATCAGGCCGTGTCGGGTTCACGGTGTTCAGCGCTGGGTAGATGTTCGCCTCCCATGCTTCGGCCTTGAGGTCGGCAAACTCGTCAATGCCACCCCCTGTCCATGGGATACCCTCTATACGCTGCGGCTTGTCCAGCCCTATAACGTGAATCTCCGAGCCATTCGGCAAGTAGATAATTAGCTCGGATTCGGACGGGCGGCGGGGGTGAGTACAAGACAGCGTGAACGATTTCAGGTCATCCCAGAAAATCTTCTTGGCCTGTGCATGGGTCGGCGCGGCGGCGAAGTACATGCCCGGAATCTTGAACGCCTGCTTGACCAGGAATCGCTTGAACCGCTCAGTTTTACCAGAGCGGCGCCCAGACGGGACAAGGGGGAAGCGCCGACCACTACCAACCGCCTCAATCAACCGCAGCTGTACCGGGTGGTCTTTCAGCTCGTACCATCGCGCCCGCTGGCGCTCTAGCATCAAGTTGCTCATGACGGCAGTTTCTCGATGAGGTTGCCGAGCTGCTGCGCCAAGTCCTGCACAGGGCTCTCTTGCTTCGGCTCAACATACCCATGCTTGATGCGCAGTAGCGACATGCCGGCGTTGCTGATGACGCCAGCGGCCACCAGTTCGACAAGGAAGGACTCTTGGTACTCCATGGCCTCGGCCATCGCCTCTTTCCACTCAGGGTACCTCTCGGCCCAATCATAGGGGGTGCGTGACCCGATATTGAGAGTGCGGCAGAACCGGCGCAGCGTCGGCAGCTTGGACATGGGAACAATTTGCATGTGGCCCTTCTCGCTAACATGTGGCATCCACGATTCGGCGCTGGCGAAGTAGTCCACCAGCAGCCGGCAATATTCACGCTTGTATTTGGTAGGCTTGCCGCCTTGCGGCCGATACACGTACTCGGCGTCACCGGGCTTGGCATAGGTCGCCACCGGTACGTCTTCAAGTCCGGTAGGCGGCGGCTTAGGTTTGCCGATTTTCATACGGGGGTGACCTCTTGGCTATGCGCTGCGACCATCGCAACACAATAAGACGTGCCCAGCACATCATAGCGCAATTGTATAGAGGTTTTTACAGGAGGGGAAGGAAAGAGAATTTGGTTGTGGGGGCCTACGATTTAATATCGGCGCCTGCCAGCTGTAGCAGCTTACGGCATGGCATTATCACCACAACTGAGGTTGCACTCTGCCGGAATCGAACCGGCTCTACACCCATCAGCTCGAATGCAACCTCAGTTGTGTGCTCTCCGCTCCATCTCTCGACGGTGCTTGGAGCTTACCGGAATGCCACCGGCTTGAGATAGGAATCACCCCCTGTCTGTGTGTCGTCTGTTCCGACTGTCAATATCCAATTTGGCGAAACGGCCAATTGAAGTTGTGGCGGCCGGATTCGAACCGGCGATTTTGATTGCAGCTTTGGGCCGTCCGCCTACCAACTGGCGAGTCATCACCACAAAACGAACTATACATGGCTAATTATGATTCCGCAACTAGCCACATCGGATTGAACCACTCATCGCTCGGGCCGTCGTAGCTGGTCTTGTCGATGTACCAGCGGTCAACGACTCCGGCGAACTTGGCGAATGTCTCAGCGCCGCCGATGAGAACAATATTCTGGAATGAGTTCCTCGCATACTCTCTAAGGTGCGCTGTATCGTAAAACTCATGTGGGTACAGCACTCTCCCTGGAAGTGGCGGAAGCGATTGTGCAAGGCCACACCCGGCAACAATTTCCTTACCCCACGTCATCTCCCTGAACCATGGTATGTCGGCAGGTGTTAGCAGTTGCCCGCGTTGGCCAATTACGGCAATTGCGAAGAGGCTAGGCATCTTGCACCTCGTGACTCTTAATAGTGACGTAGTCGTAATCTAGCTCTTGTTCCGCCTTTTCCGCTGCCACAGTTGCAAGCGCTTCGGTAGCCCAAACAGAAACCACCTCGCAATATTCATAGTTGTACCCGCCCAGCACCACCCATACTTCTTGCATCACATCACCTCCAGTTCATAAGCCCGGCGCAGCTCACCCATTGCAGCCCGCCAGTACACTTGACGGCGCCAGCCAGTAGCAGCCAGCGCCATTTGAGCAAAGTCCTGCGCTGTCTGGAGCGCGGTTCGGTTAGTTATGCGTTTCATGCTACTGCTGCCCTCTAGCCGGGTGCCCGACAGTATGAGAGTTAACGACGAGGTAATCACCCGCATCAAAGCAATCGATAACTAAGGGCCACAACCCTAGTTTCTTCGCAGATTTGGTCGCAATGGTGACCGCCTCTTGTTTCGTGTGCCTTGATTTCTGCATATCGCCATTCAGCAAGAAATATCCGTGCATCTTAACGGGCTTTCTCATATCTCTGCACCTCTGCGTTGTTGATGAATAGACTTTAGCGCGCTAATAGTTATCCGTCAAGCAGCAAAAGCCCCATTTCGGAGCCTGCGTCACATTATTCGGAGAGTTGCCGTCTGAGCAGCTCTAACTCGGCGTTCGCCTTCCGGGCGTTCAGCACCTGCACCCAGATGGTGACGACTGTCAGCGCCACACCGGCAACCGCCCCCATGAACCCGATGTTGGTCTGGAGCCACCCCATCATCTGGGCAAAGCTAAACCCGGTGGTGCCCGTACCTATGGTGGCCGCTACACGGGCATCACCCAGTGTCGTTTGCGCTGACGTCATCAGCTTTCCGATTACGCTCATATTTTATCAGCATCCTTATGAGACACACCCATACGCGGACGCACAGGAGCACCAGTAGAAGAAACACCCATACGGCGTAGATCCAGTCGTCGGCGGCCATTCGAACCCTCAATGAAGAATGCCGTCATCATGGCGATGTAGACCGCAGAACATACCGCGTCATACGTGACTGGCGGGAGATAGAGATACCAGGCGACGAAGCCGGCCGAATTCACGACAAGGAAGGCTCCAGAGAAGACACCGGTTATTACACTGGCCCGAGAGGGGCGCTTGATAGCGACAACCGAGAAGGCCGTCGCCGAGTCGATGAGTATCAGAACGGCGTACCTGGCCCACTGCTCCATGGCCGGGCTGTAGAACGAGTGCACAGCGTACATGGAGCAGAAGAGCAGGGCCGATACAGACTTGGCGTAAATAGCCGAGCAGCACAACCCCAGAAATAGCCAGTCATTGATACTCATGGTTAGCGCGGTCGCTGTGAACCATTACCAGCAGCCCGACCCATTGGGGCTTTCTTGGGGCGCTGCGAGCCATTACCTGCTGCTTTAGGGGTCTTGGCGGTGCCAGGGTCTTTCGGATTCTTCTTAGTAGCCATATTGCTTCCTCCGTTGGTGTATGATTGCCGTGAGTATACGGGCGTTCTGTGTACAACCGCAACTAACGAGGTGTCATATGGGGTTTAATCTGTCACAACGCAGCCTGGATCGAATGGCCGGCGTTAACGAAGACTTGGTGCGAGTGGTCAAGCTGGCCATCACCCGCTCGCCGCTCGACTTCTCGATTACCGAAGGGCTGCGCACTGTCGAACGGCAACGGGAACTGGTGGCGCAGAAAAAATCGCAGACCATGAAGTCCCGTCACATTGTCGGCGAGGCGGTGGACATCTGCGTCTTGATTGATGGCAAGGCGAACTGGGACTTCGAGAACTATCGCAAGGTTGCCGATGTGTTCAAGGCCTGTGCCAAAGAGCTGGGAGTTACGATTACCTGGGGCGGTGACTGGGTAAGCTTCAAGGACGGCCCGCACTTCCAGATTGAAATCCAAAACAGACAGAGGGGGTGACCTATGCCGTTTATCGTCGGACTGATTGTGAAGGGCCTCACCGCCTTCCTGACACGGCTCCTTGTGTCCCTGGCCAGCGAGCAGATGATCGCGTGGGTCTTCTTCAAGGTTGCCGATGCTGTTGTGAAGTCCACAGCCACGGACAAAGACGACCAATGGCTGGAGAAGCTGCGAGAGGTGTACCAGAGCAAATGAGAAAGGCCCCGTCATGGGGCCTTAGTTTTAACCAAATATGAGAAACCCCAGGGCCACCCCGATAGCGAATATCGCTACTGCATACAGCACAAACAGCCCCAAGACCATTTTCCATGTATCAGACAGCACTACGCGCTCCTTACTGGCGACGACGCCAACACTTGATTGATGTCGGGCCGTTTTGCGGCGGCCTGCAAACGTAGAATATGCTTCTCCTGCGCACGCACCAAATCTTCCATAGTTGTGACGCCGTAAAACTGCATCAGCTGGTCGAACTCGTTTTCCATCTCACTTCCCCTCTGCTTGGTTGATACAGACACTTTAGCCCGCTAATAACTTAGTGTCAATACGGGGCGCGTATATTAGAGGTTGTTGATACACGGGTATAAACCAGACGCACCGCCCGACTCATGTTGCCGTGTTGCACTGCGACTTGGCCACCCGGTTGATTCTTGTTGCTGCCGTATGTCTCTCGCGCACCTAACACTGACACGGACTATACCCATGGGGGTGGTGCGCCAGCACAACACACCCCTAGGGGGTTGTCCCAGTGTTGTCAGAGGATAGTTTCATCCCATCGGCAGTAAGTTGTTGAAAGGAAAGGAGGGATGGTGGTGGGATAGGTGTTCATCTCTAATGGTAAAAAAGAGGTATCATCCTTTCTGCTAAGAGGTATTCGTTATTTGCTGTTATGACACCTCTTGTGTATACTCGGTTCATTCCTTATTCGAGGTGAAACTATGCGATTTTTTGCGAAGACTAAAGGCAATTCGCGCTGGGATAGCTTCCTTAAATATGAGCCTACCACCGGGTACCTGTACCGTGTGCGTAACCAGCGCGTTGAGCAAGACCCGGTGAATAACATAGTCGGCCTGTCGTATCGGCATAAGGGGCCTTCTGATCTCGTTCCGTACTGTATCGCCGTTGAGTTCCTTGGGTCGCTGTATCCAGCCCATCGAGTAATATGGCGGATGTGTAATGGCCCGATACCGCGAGGTATGATGGTCGACCACATCAACCGGGACCCGACAGACAATAGGCTTAAGAATCTCCGTCTTGTACGCATCAAACCAAAGCTGCCGCCGCGCCAACGTCAAAAGCGGATAGTAAGCGGAGCCCAAAGCAACAACAGCACAGGCCATCTTGGCGTGATATACATCAAGCGCACCGGCAAGTATCTTGCCCGCATAACCGTAAATGATGTGCGTTACGACTTGGGCCAGTTCAAAACCGCGGAGCAAGCATCGGCCGCATATCAAGAAGCAAAGAAACGTAAGGAGAAGGCATGAACAGCATCGATTTCAGCAAGGCGCCGGAGGGGGCAACACATTACAGCCCAGATAATGGCAAGTGGTATCGTTCCGTAGACGCTATTCAGGTTTTTGACAGACACCAGGGGTGGGTAGTATCCGAGGTATTCGATCGTCTTGATGCCTTAGTTCCCGCCAATACTTTCGAACCATTCACCAGTATCGAAGACGCACAGCCCACCGGCAGCAAGCACGACTCCAGCAAGCCGCTGATGGGCGCGGTACCTCCTAACGCCCTGCTCGCCGTGGCCAAGGTGCTGACGTTTGGCGCGCAGAAGTATGGCCGGGACAACTGGCACCAGGTCGAGAACTTGGAGACCCGCTACATGGACGCCGCACTGCGCCACATCAACGCCCACCAGCGCGGCGAGCAGCTCGACCCTGAATCTGGCGAGAACCACCTGGCCCACGCCGTGTGCAGCCTGATGTTCATTTTGGAGAAGGAGTGCGAAAAATGAGTAACTGGGTTAGCGTTGATTCGGAATTGCCGAAGCCATTTGTCCCTGTTCTGTGCGCAGTTAACGATATCGTGACTGAGTGGATTGTTATACTCGCCAGAGGCGGAAAAGGAGGATGGACAGAAGTTGGCAGCTATGAATATTTCCCGTGCATCGTAACGCACTGGATGCCGTTACCGGAAACGCCAAAGCAGTAACACCAAAGCAGTAACACCAAAACCCCGCCACTGTGCGGGGTTCTTTTATCTCAAGATTAGGGCCTCTCGGCCCTTTTCTCATTCTAAGTCGGCATCCTCTGCTCGGGCCGGGTCGTCGGTGTGGTCATTCGGCTTGGTCGGTATCCGGTACGACAACCCCCGCCCCTCTTTGCCGTTCAGCAGCTGGCCGCTCTTGTCCTTGCCAAACGTAACCATGCCGCGCTCGGATAGCGACTTGAGCGCTGGCCGTCGCCCGCCACCAGGGCCTGCAATCTTGATTATCTCCGACTGGGTGTAGCCGTGGGGCTTGTCTTCGACGTCTTGCAGCTGCTCCAGCGCGGAGAACACGGCCCGCTCGTCACCCTTGAGTGCGCCGTCATTGTCGCGCTTGGCCTCTTTGGCGACGGTACGGGCTGCGCCGCCCGCTGCCGTGTCGAACGGGGCAACGGCCACCGGTATCAGCACCAGCGTTTCATCGCGTGGTGTAGCGTCGAACGGCTTGGCAACCAGCTCGCCCAGGTACTCGGAGAAGTCGGGCGCCGGCTTATCTGACTGGAGCGCCGCAACGGCGTCCGCTACACCTTCGGCAACCTCTATTTTGCACTTGGCCAGCATGAAACCACGTGGTAACTGCTTCTGACAGCCCCGCGCCTTTTCCATGTAGAGGTTCAACTGTAGCGGCTTGGTTTCGTCTGGCTGCTCGATGAAATAGACGAAATCTACCGCGCCGTGCAGAGCCCCGGAGCCACGGCCATGGCGTCGGGTGCCTTTCTCAGATTTGGCCGGGTGGTGCACGACGCCAGCGCAGCCGCCGGTTGCATCGGCAATTGCCTTGAGCGCGGTTGCCACGGCGCCCATATCTGATGAGCTGTTCTCGTCGAACGGCTCGCCACCCAGTGCTACTGTCTGGTTAAGAGAGTCAAAGGCCACGATGCCCACCGGCTCGGTGCCAGCTTTCTCGCGGATATAGCGCAGGATGGCGCGGCGCCCGGGCTTACTCAGCAAGCCCCACCCCTCGGCTTGCAAATCCACGATGTGCAGCCAGTCGAGGCTATCTCCGTAGGTCTTCTGTAGCGCCTGCTTACGGTCTAGCGTGGTGCTGCCGCCCTCGGCGTCGAAGTAGAAGCAGTGGGAGCGAATTACCTTGGCCCCGGCGAACGGGATGCCCGCCGCCACGCAAGCCATCTGGCCCAGCAGGTAGAAGGACTTACCGATGTTGGACTCACCCACCAGCTCAAACGAGCTCTTGAAGTTGATGAGCCCCTCGATAATCGGGTCGCGCTTCGTGAACAGGTCAGCTGGCGCGTCCATAAGGTCTTCGTCATGGCACGAGTGCGCGTCGAGGCCATCGGCTGCCGCCTCAATCTGCGCGGCGTGGACGTGCTCCAGTTCTTCCTCATCCATGTACGGCAGCATGCTGGCCAGCTGCTTCTTGCTGATGTTGTGGGCTTCGGGGAGGTAGTGGTTCGGGACTCCGGTCAGTTGCAGCGCGAGGTGCTGGTGGCTATTCAGCTCGCGACAGTGGGCGTGTTGGCAGACAAACCGCACTTCTGGGTGCAGCGAATCCGGCAGCATGATAGCCGTGTCGCCGTCGGTGCCGTCGCGCCCGTCAGTGTGGCTCATGTGGTTAGGACACTGCACCGCCCAGCCGCGGCCTGAGCTCATCATGTCGAGACCCATCTCGAAAGCCCATCCGGCTATGGCTTGGCTGTTCTCGCTGGCGGCGGCCAGAGCGGCATCTGACCACGTAGTGTTGCCATTCTCTGATGGAGGCTCGTAGCCGTTGTTCAGCATCCGAGAGACACTCACAGGCTTGCCGTCGTTCTCCCAGCACTGGGCATTGTACGGCGGCACGAACATGATGCGGGCCCGCTGGCAGGCTGTCAGGTCAACGCCTGGCGCGTCAATCAGCCCAAGGGTGTTCAGGAACGAGTGCTGAACGTGCCAAATCTCGTCGGCGTCCATCGGGCGGTTGGTCGGGATGAGGTAGCGCACGGCTCGCGCATCGTCGCCGCCCTTGAGCTGGTGGCGGTCGGAGCTGGTGCCGTGGGCAAAGAAGGCGATGCCGCGCTTGATGAGCTCGCGGGTCACGCCGCGCACTTGGCGAGTTGTCACGCCATCGAGGTCAATGAAGAGGATGGAGCGCCCGAGCACCGTGTCGTTGCTGCGCACCTTATCCACGGCAGCCGCGATGTAGTTCTGCTGCTTTTTCTTCTTGTCGTACTCGGCCTTGGTCTCGGAACCGGTGAATTCGACGCCCAGGGAGGGCTCGTCGATGTAGTCCATCATCTCGGCCACGAACTCGGGCCAAGTCATGTCGAAGTTTTTAGCGCGGCGAGACTTCGCGTCGTTGCCGATTGAGAAGATGATATTTTCCATTCGTATACCCTGAGCGGTTGCATTTTTGTGCCGAGACGCGATAATACATCTATCGGCCCTTGAGCGGTGCTGATTTTTGCCTACCTCTGCGGCCCGTACCTCACCAGTACGGGTCTTTTTTTTTTCTAGCTTTCGTACTTAGTCATCATTCTCTTCGCTATACCCTCAAGACCTTCCGCCATGTACCACATGGCATTGTTGTCTTTGCGGGAAACCACTGAACTACGCGAAGCATTACGACCCATGAGTATTTTTGCGGCCAACAGTACCATATAGGCCTCGAAGTATCGCTTGATAAAACCCTTCATGCCTCAGCCCCCTCTACCACTTCACCAGTCGCCAGCCAGCGGGCGTCGCACTTGAGCGCATCGGCCAGCTTGAACAGCACATCCATGTTCACGCTCTGGATGTACCCGCTGCGCAGGTGGCTGATATACCCCTGAGACGCACCGATAGCATCGGCAACATCCACAGCACGGAACCCCAGCTCCTTGATGCGGCGCGCCACTCGGCGATTGAACCCATTCTTTTTCTTTGCACGACCTGCCATTTTCAAATCCTCTATGTATAGTTGACGCCTCATGATACGAGAGAAACGACGCGGTTAGCAACCTAATAAAATATTTTGATAAAGTGCTTGCATAGCACTTTAGCCATGTAATATGCTTCATCTCGTCAACCGACACTAACCCCATAGAGGACTGAGAACATGATGGAAAAATTCCTTGCCCTGCTTGAGCGTTTCGTCGTAGCCCATGAGCTGCTGGCCAAGAACTACGGTAAAGCCGCCGTGCTCGACGCTGACCTGTTCGCGGCTTCCGCACGGGTAGAGAAGGTCGAAGAGGAAGCAGAAGATCCGGCCAAGCCGACCCGCAAGCCGCGCACCACCAAGCCCAAGGCCGCGCCTGCCAAAGAGCCGGAGTCGGAGGAAGAAGAAGAGGGGCCGAGGGCCAAAGCTAAGGCGAAATCCAAAGCGCCCGACCTCGACACCCTGCGCGACGAAATCAAGCAGATGGCGACCCACATTGCCGAGGGCGACAGCGACGACTGCGATGAAGAGTTTGAGCGTCTGCTGACCGTGTACCGTGTGCGATCAGTTACAAAACTGCGTGACGAAGACGTCGAAGACTTCCACGAAGACGCCAAGGAGCTGGTAAGCAAGTATTACGAAATTGAGGATTAAGCCGTGCGCTACTACCTAAAGGCCTTTTCAACCCTCGCTATAGCAATCGTCGGCTCGTATGGCACGAGTTACGCGCTCGGTGGGGGTTCGTGGCGGTTATTAGGCGCTCTGGGTGTACTGCTTGCTTTGGTAGTAGAAGTTCTGGCGGAGCTCTATAAGGCTAACAGCCGAGACTAACCAACACTCGCCCCGGACGTTCCGGGGCATTTAACGCAGAGGTGAGATATGCGAATCAGATTACTGAATGACGCCGGCTATATGGGGATGGAGTACATCGAATTCCCCGTAGAAGTTGAGGCAGAAGTAAACGGGCCTTGTGCAACAGTCCCTGAAAGTGAGATGCACCGCATCGGGTGCGCCGGCGCGTTCGAAGACCCTGACGACCCGTTTTGGCCCTTCTACGGCAACAGCTGGGAGGCCGTATGACCTACAAACTCTACCGCGCCAAAGACAAGCGCGACGACAGTATCATGCTATGGCTGCACGACACCCGCACGGCCAAGGTGGCCCAGTTCCACACCAAGACCGCCGTGACGCGCATCAAGCGCCTTACTGCCGTGGGGCCTTGCGCGATTACGTGGTCGCCAGAGGGTGATTTGCTGAAACACGGCACCGATGCTCAACTGATTGAGAGCTGGAATTAATATGAAATTGACAACCGATGAACTTATACAGCGAGCTAAAGACTGCGTCGCCATGGCGGACCCGAAGGGCTTGCAGGTAAGCGGCCCTAACATTAAGGTCACGGCTTTCTACGAGGCGCCGGCATTACTAGAAGAAGCGGTAGCCCACCTTGAGCGACTTGCCGCCGGGCCGGAGTTGTTGGCAGCGCTGGAAGCTGCCGTAGAGTGCGGAATGGTGCCGTCTAGTTCGGCGACGGAGGGTGGGGCTATGGCGTACGTAAAACATGCACATGTTGCGGACCAAATCCGCTCGGCCATAGCAAAAGCCAAAGGTGGTAAAGCATGAAACTGAAACCTATCAAAGCGCCGACCGCCGAGCATGCGCTGCTATCACCATCGTCGGCAAAGAAGTGGCTTGGGTGCCCCGCATCGCTGGCCTGTGAAGTTGGCTTGCCTAATGAGTCTGGCGCGGCTGCGGTCAACGGGACGGCCATGCACACCCTGGCAGAGTATGCGCTCAACGCCATCAAGGATGGTCATCAGGGCCAAGACTTCGACGTAGCAAAGTTCTTTGCGCCGGTCGCAACTGACCGCGTCGTGGTGCGCAACGAAGGCAAAGGTCCCATGTGCATCAGCAAAGACGCACAGCCTGGCGACGTGGTAGTTACCGACGATTTTGTCGCCCAGGTATCAAAATACGTGAATTACTGCTCTCCAATTATCGCCGCTGCCGAGCTGGTCGAGATTGAGGCCAAGGTGTCGTTGACGCGCATCTTGCACCCGGGTTTCGAGCTCAAGGATGAGAAGCTCGAAACCTTCGGCACCGCCGACTTCGTGGCGCTGATACCGCGGTACATCGCCAACGGATATTATCACGGGTACACGCTCATCGTCGGCGACCTCAAGACCGGCCGGCACAAGGTCAACGCGCTGGAGAACAAGCAGATGATGTTGTACGCGCTAGGGCTGCTGCGCAAGTACCGCCGAACCTACGACATTAGCGCCGTGAAGCTATTCATCTTCCAGCCGTACGCTGGCGGCGCCGACGAGTGGGACACCACTCCGGCAGCATTGGAGCAGTTCGGTAAGTTTGCCAGTGGTCGTGCGCTAAAGGCGCTGGACGCATACCAGCGCGGCAAGAAGGGCCTGACACCTGCTGACTTCCGCCCGAGCAGCGACGCTTGTCAGTGGTGCCGGTTTGCGGAGCAGTGCAACGCCAAGCGCAACACTATCGCCAAGGACTTAGGAGACGATATGAAAATCGAAGTCAACAGCGTAGAAATGACCCCTGCGATGCTGAAAGCCGAGTGGGACAAGCTCCCGCTGATGCGCAAGCACATCGAGGACATCGAGAAAGCGTTTTACAAGTCCGTGTCAGTCGGTGAGCAGCCGACGCACAAGCTGGTTGAGGGCCGTCCGGGTAACCGGAGCTGGTCGGATGTTGCTGCCGTTGAGAAAGCGGTTGGCGATGACCTGTCGAAGCTGGCGAAAGAGGTGCTCATGTCGCCAACCGAGGCTGAGAAGGTGCACAAGGGTACTGAGCTGTGGGCCAAGCTCGAACCGCTAATCACCCGCAAACCTGGACAGCCGTCCATTGCGGCAGCCGACGACAAGCGCCCGGCGTGGACGCAGGTATCAGACGAGGATTTGGCATGATTCTGGGTATCTGGCTCGCAGTGACTGCGATTTTCTGGGCGGTAGTGTCTTACCGCCTGTACCGCTCGATGCAGAAAGACCGGGGCTACCGCGACCTGTATGCCGAGCGTGAAGACATCGAGGACGCATCTTGTGCGTTTATGTTGATGTGGATTTTGAGTGGCTGGCTGCCGTGCGCCGCTTGGATAATTATCTCTTGACTCTACTTTAGCGAGCTAATATAGTTCTTGGTACCGGCTCGGCGGGTTCCGAGAGTTAACTGGAAATGGGAAACTGGGAAATGGGTATCAAACTGAATCTGAAAAATGTGCGCACCGGCTGGTTGAAAGTGTTTGAGAAAGCCGCAGATGATGCAGAAAAGGGTATTAAGGGTAAATACCAAGGCACTTTCTATCTCGACAAGGACGACCCGCAAATCAACCAGCTGGATGCTACCGTGCTGGAAGTGCTGACCGAGGGCCTGAAATCGGCCAAGGCTGCCGAGAAGTGGATGGACCGTAACTACGGCTTCGGCAATCACGCTGACAAATGTTGCGTGCGAGACCTCGGCGAGCGTGATAAGCCTATCGAAGGTCTGGAAGAGGGCCTGTATATCAAGGCTACCAACCAGAAGCGCCCGCTCATCATGACGTCCATCGGTGAGAAGCAGACCGAGCGAGGCCTTACCGTCGACGGCGATGATATAGAGGGGGTGGAAGTCTACTCGGGGTGCTACGCCAACGTGTCTCTCGAAATCTTCTGGATGGAGAAATACAAGTGTCTCGGGGCCTGCCTTCTGGGCGTCCGGTTCCGCGCTGACGGCGAAGCCTTCGGCGGGGCGGGCGAGACCGCCAGCGACGACGACCTCGGCGACGATGACGACGCCCCGGCCCGTAAGCCGAAGCCGCGCGCCAGCCGCCGTGATGTGGACGAAGAGGAAGCCCCCCGTCGTCGAAGCCGTCGCGTCGAAGAAGATGGCGAGGGCGAAGAAGAGGAAGAACGCCCCCGCCGTCGCAGCCGCTAAGAACCGGCGTACCATCAGAGCCCGCCTAGTGCGGGCTTTTTCGCAGAGGAGAAAGGTATGAGTGAATCGGATATTGAAATGCTTCATAACGCCGCCAAGGCCGCTGGGTTGCATGTTAAAGGCTACCGCGTGAATGCGGATGATGATTTCGAAGCGCTTTTAATCGGGCCAAAATTCACGAAACATAGGAAGGGGTGGAACCCTCTAACCGACGATGGCGACGCATTCCGCTTAGCGGTGCAGCTAAATTTAATGCACGGGAAGATGTTTTCTCGAAGGATTGCTGATAGCAGTATGGTGGGTGATATCTACGCCGCCACCCGCCGCGCCATCGTCCGCGCGGCTGCCGAAATAGGGAGGGAGCTGCCGTGAACTTCAAACACCTATTCATCGACCACGAGTCATTCTCGGCAGCTGACCTCAAGAAGCAGGGCTCTTATGCCTACGCCGAGCACCAGACCACTGAAATCATGCTCACCACCTACGCCTTCGACGATGGCCCCGTCTACTGCTACGACGCGACCGACGGCGGCCCGATGCCGCGTGACTTGCGCCGGGCGCTGCGCTACTTCGCCAAGGCATACACAGGCGACGACGGCCCGCGCATGGTCGGCGCTAATTATTTGATGTTTGATAGGCTGCTACTTCGCGGGTGCTGGGGCTACAACATCGACCCGCGCAATATCATCGACACGATGGTGCTTGCCTTCCGCCACGCGCTCCCCGGCAGCCTGGCGGCGCAATGCGAGGTGCTGGGCGTGTCAGAGGACTTGGCCAAGGACAAGCGCGGCAAGGCGCTGATACAGCGGTTCTGTAAGCCCACACCCAAGAACTACAAGGTGCGCCGGTACGACAAGACCACGCACCCGCAAGAGTGGCGGGAATTCGTCGCTTACGCCAAGTCGGACATCACGTCCATGCGCGAGGTGTTCTATAAAATCCCAACGTGGGGCAATAGCGCATTCGAGGATGCCGTGCTTGCCATCGACCAGCGAATCAACGACCGGGGCTTCTACGTAGACACGGCGCTAGCCAATGCCGCAATCGAAGCGGTGAAGAAGCACAAGGCCGAGCTGCAAGCCGAGGCTGCCGAGAAATGGGGGTCGAGCCTAACCGGCGCAGCCTTTATACCGACCCTGCAAGCACTAGCCCCCGCGTTCGACATACCCAACGCCCAGAAATCCACGCTCAATGACCTGCTCGCTGATGAAGACCTGCCGGATGATGCGCGGACGCTGATTGAAATGCGTCTGGGGGCAAGCTCCACGGCATCGACCAAGTACAACCCGCTGCTGCTGGGCCTGTCACGCGATGGTCGGCGCCGGGGGTGCATCCAGTACGGCGGGGCCAGCCGGACACTGCGCTTCGCTGGTAAGGGGTTCCAGCCGCAGAACCTGGCACGCGGATACTTCTCTGGAGACGAGCTGGATGGGGGCATCAGCATGTTGCTCAAGGGTCGCGCCCACTGGCTCTACGACGTATCGAAGCTCACAGCATCAACAGTGCGGGGGTGCATCGTGCCGACCCTGGGCAATAAGCTGGTTGTTGCCGACTATTCCAACGTAGAGGGGCGGGGGCTGGCGTGGCTGGCGGGGGAGGTTGAGGCGCTGAAGACGTTCCGCTCTGGGCTGGACATCTACTGCGTGACCGCTGGTAAGATGTTCGGCATGGACCCGGCCTACATCAAGGAGCATCGCAAAGACCTCCGGCAAATTGGCAAGACCTGTCTGCACCGCAATACCTTAGTTTTGACTGATGGCGGGTTTAAGCGTATTGTGGAGGTATGTAAAACAGACAAAGTATGGAATGGTGGGAAATGGGTGAATACAGACGGCGTAAAGTTCATGGGGTGGAAGAGAACAATCCCAGTGGACGGGGTGAAAATGACCGAAGACCATCTAATTTTGAGCAGTTCTTGGAAGGAGGCAAAGCAACTCGCTTCAAGCGCGTCCACTCTTCGCCAGGCCCTGGAGAACGGTATGGCCGCTTGGTCATCCTTCGAGAATTACCAAAACGAAACAATGCGCGTCAGCTGCTCGCACAATGCGACTGTGGCAGGATGCCTGGCCGGGTCATGTTCGATAATGTCAGAAACGGCAGAACAACCCAGTGCAACACTTGCGCTAAAGAGGCCACAAAGCGATACCGAAAAGAATATTTTTGTTACGAAGACGCGATGCCGTCGGATGAACACCGCAGGCGTTTGCTCAACCGTCTGTCATCAGCAATCAGTCGGTGCCACAACCGGAAGAACAAAGCCTACCAAAACTACGGCGGCAGAGGGATCTCAGTTTTTGATGGGTGGAGAAACGACAAACGAGAGTTCCTCCGCTACGTACAAACCTTGGATGGTTGGGACAACCCAGAACTGGAAATGGACAGGGAGAACAACGACCGAGGATATGAGCCGGGCAACATCCGATTCGCTACACGTTCGGAAAATTGTGGCAACAGACGGCGCGTTCCTCCTTTGCAGCACAAATATGATGCCGCGATGGCCCGCATTGAAGAACTTGAGCGGGAGATTGCAGCTTTGCGAGCCGGTTTATGATTTGGTGAACGTGCAGGACGGGAACCGATTCTTAATAAAATCAGAGTCCGGTTTTCTTGTCGCGCACAATTGCGAACTGGCACTCGGGTACTCTGGCGGCGTTGGGGCCTTCGTCAACATGGCCAAGGTGACCGGCCTCGACCTGTACGCCATGGCCGACATGATGAAAGGCACGTTCCCCGACCATATCTGGGCCGCAGCCAAGAAGGGCTATGAGTACGCCCGCATCCAAGAGAAGAACCGCAAAGGATTTGCTGGCAAGAAGGCCGAGCGCCCGTCGTATGACCTGCCGAAGAATGTCTGGCTCACTTGCGACTCCATCAAGCGCATGTGGCGCGAGTCACACCCGGCAACCGTGCGCTTCTGGCGCGAGCTGGAAGACGGGGCTATGTCGGCCATCAAGAACCCCGGGCGTAGCTACTGGGCCGGTGACGCAGTGCGGGCTGATGGGGGGAAGGCCATCAAAATCACCCGCACATTCAGCCGAGACGAGTACGGCAAGAAGGTTCCGGGGTGGTGGCTCAAGCTTGAGATGCCATCTGGCCGCATCCTGAGTTACCCCGGCGTCGGGATTTCGGTCGAGAAGGTCATAGATGACGATGCGGACTCGACCGACAAGCCGGAGTACCGTGAACGCATCCGCTACATGGGGCAGAACCAGACGACGCGTAAGTGGTCGAAGCAGTACACCTACAGCGGCAAACTGTGCGAGAACCTGTGCCAAGCATTTTGCCGTGACCTGCTCGCGGCCGCGTTGGTGCGAGTCGAGGACGCTGGCTGGCCGATTATCCTGCACGTTCACGATGAAATCGTTACCGACGTGCCGCAACTGCCGGAGTACAACGTTGCCGAGCTGGAGCGCCTCATGTGCGAGTTGCCCGACTGGGCTGAGGGGTTCCCGCTGGCGGCAGAGGGACAAGAGCTTTTCAGGTACGCCAAGTGATTGCGCTATAGAAATTATCGTGCTAATGTTTGGTTATCACTTAGAGAGGATGGCTTTGATATGAGACACGGAACATATATCGGGCAAGACCCCGCGCTGAAAGGGGAGAGCGACCGTACAGTACTAGTCCAGTTCGACAACATGGAGCTAGTCACGCATCCGGGCGAGTGCCTTTACTCCGGATGGCATCAATTTCTGAGCTCAGACTTCCAAGAAGATGAGGAGCAGAACAATGGCTAGTAAAACCCACGAGGGCGCCGTACAGGCCTACGGCGCAGAGCAGCTCAAGAAACACGGCTGCTTGGTGCGGAAAATTTCCTATGAAGGGCGGCGCGGCTGCCCTGACCAGTTGGTGTTACTCCCATTGCGCAAAGTCGGCAAGACCAAAGAAGGATGGGCGATTCTGCGAGAACCTGACGTAATTTTCATCGAGTACAAGAAAGCCGAGAACATCGAGCCTGAGCCGCACCAGGTGCGCGAGCATGAGCGGATGCGGGCCGTTGGAGCCGACGTCCGTATTATCGGCAGCAAGGCGCAGGTAGACGAATTGATAGAGGAGCTGTTCCCGTCATGAAAATCAACAAGTCCATGGAAATCGCCCAGTTCAGCCTCAAACAAGGCGTGTTACTGAGCGCCCGCGAAATGTGGGAACGTGGTTTCCGGTACAGTCGCGGCGAGACCACCCCGGACAATATTGGCGTGGTGCTGAACAAAATACACGAGTCCGACAGGTTCGTCGTCGAGCGCACCGTCTCCCGCGAAAAGGCAGCCCGCCGCTGCCGTGTGTTGGTGACAGAAATCAAGAAGCCGGAGACGCTGAATCGGTCGCGCAACGATATGTTGACGCAGCTGGCCGAGCGGTGGCGCTGGTTGTTGAGTCGGAGGCGCTCGGTATGAGACGAGTATCCAAAGGCCGCCGCCAGAAATACCGACTGATAGGCGGCCCGTTCGGCGGGGTAGTGGTAGACCTGCATTCTGCGGGCACGCTTGAGTTCACTGTGCGTGGCGTGACGGGCCGGTACGATAATAACGGGCACTGGAGAGAAAAGAGCCGTGACTAAATTTGTTCGCAGAGAATACCAGAAGCTCATCACGGCACACATCATGCGCCACGCTCGTTGTAACATTTTTGCAACGATGGGTAGCGGAAAAACTGGGAGCGTCATGTGGAGCCTCAACAAGTTGTTCCAAACCGGCGAGCTGGAAGACTGGGACGCAGAGACAGAGACTGGCGACCGAGTGCTAATCCTAGCCCCGCTGCGGGTAGCATCCGGCACATGGCCCGCCGAGCAAAGCAAGTGGGGCTTCCCCGCCCTGCGCGTCGTCGATGCAACCGGAAGCCGCCAGTACCGGGAAGACGTCATGCTCAACGACGACGCTAACGTCGTGTGCTGCAATTACGACGTCATCGACTGGCTGGTCGAGTTCTGGGGCGACCGCTGGCCGTTCACCGTCATTGTTGCCGACGAGTCCACCAAGCTAAAATCGTTCAGGGGCAAGCTGAACAAGGAGGGCAAGGCTGGCGGCTCAGGCGGTAGCAAGCGGGCCAAAGCCCTTGGCACCGTGGCGCACAAAAACGTGAAGCGGTTCATCAATCTAACCGGCACTCCAGCGCCGAACGGCCTAAAAGACCTGTGGGGCCAATGCTGGTTCCTCGACGCTGGCCAGCGCCTGGGACTGTCGTACACAGCATTTACCGACCGCTGGTTTATCGGAGTGCAGGAGGGCCAACACCATGCGGCCAAGTCGTACAAGCCGCGCAAAGGGGCGGACGACGAGATACACGCCAAGATCGCCGACATATCGCTGACCGTTGACGCTGCCGAGTATTTCGGGTGCGACAAGCCCGTGAATGTGCCGGTCGTCGTGCCGCTACCGTCCAAGGCCCGCAAAATCTACGATCAGATGGAGAAGGAGCTATTTGCCCAGCTGGAGGCCGGAGAGGTCGAGGCGGCTAACGCTGCGGCCCGCACAGCAAAGTGCCTCCAGATTGCCGGTGGTGCGGTTTATGTCACGAACGAAGACGGCGAGCCGAGCACCGAGTGGGAGTTGGTGCACAACGCCAAGCTAGAGGCGCTGGAATCAATTGTCGACGAGCTTACAGGCTCACCGCTGCTCGTCGCGTACCAGTACAAGCACGATCTGCAACGCATCCTCAAGAAGTTCCCCCACGCCGTGGCGCTGGCCAAAGGCGCGAGGGGTAATCGGCAAATCGAGGCGTGGAACCGGGGCGAAATAGAGATGCTATGCGTTCATCCTGCGTCTGCCGGCCACGGCTTGAATTTGCAGGACGGCGGTCATCATCTGGCCTTCTTCTCGTCAGGGTGGAACTACGAGCACGACTCTCAGGTCATCGAGCGTATAGGCCCCATACGGCAGCATCAGGCTGGCCACCCGCGCCCAGTGTTCGTATACCGTATACAAGCAGAGGGTACTTTAGACCAAGTGGTGCAATCCCGAATAGAAGGCAAGGCTGACGTGCAGAACTTGCTAATGGAGTACTGCAAAATGAAAAAGCCCCTGTGAAGGGGCTTTTTCTATCGACTATTGGTTGCCCTGTACAACAAACGACCCGCTAAGATGTATGATATTTATGGCCTGCGGTTGAAGCCCGTAAACAACGATCTCCCCAGTTGTTTTTACTTTTGCGGCTAATGGCTTAGGGGCTCCGCTGCCGTCAAACCCAACACATGAAATATATTCTTCTATTGAAGGCCGGCAGGTGCTGAGGGTAGCCACCGTTACGTAAGTATAGCCACTCCCTAGTCCTCCGGCTGACAGTTGCCCGCTGATGCGTATCAGGCTGCCATATTTTGCAGCTCTGAAATCCCCCAGGGGGTTTGTCCAAGAATTATTTAGTGTTGTCGGCACAGTTGTAACCACCGAGATCCCACCCAGAGTATTATTCACACATGTTATTTCAGCAGCATCAAGTAATGTATTTCCGTTGTTGTATACTCCCCATCCAGTATTATCCACAGACACTAACTTCCCATGAGAGCATGCTGACTCAAAACGGTATCCGTCTGCGCTGGACGAGCCTTTTGAGTACCCAGACCCTATATCTACTAGCGTTGCGCCAGAACGGACAATAATACCGCCTTTGGCGCAGGCGTTGAGCTGGTGCGACCCGATCGACACACCTATTGTACGAGGGCCAATGTATATGGCGCTATCCGCATTCACTCCGCTTGCAACCTCACAGGAAGCCGCGCCAATTGATATCCCGGTTATTGAGTTTGTCGATGCAGCGGCCTCAGCAATCAACCATCTGGTGTTGACGCCAGCAAGACTGCCAAACTTCAACCCATCTGCTGTTTGCGATTGCGCCTCATATAAAAACCCTGCCGACTGGCGAGAGCTATCGCCGTCTATCAAGAACCGTGCGAACGACGCGCTTAACGCTTTTGCCCCGGCATCCGATTTGAAGATTCCGGCGGTACCTGCTTGGTATCGTGCAATAGTGGTATCGCCAGTAAAATTTCGCACTTTAATGACGTGCCCGTGATACCCGTCTATTACCTCAACCACCCCTGTCTGTACCACTCCTTGCCCATTTTCATTTAATATGCAATGCGTATTCGACTGTGGTACTCCGGTAACCGTCTCGGACTCAAGAATTATTAAGTCACCATATCGTATGTTTGCATCATTGCCGAAGTTGATATTCACGAAGGCATCGCGGTACGCGCCGTCCGCTAGTGTCGTTCTAACAGTTTCGCCCCGGTCAATACCTAAATTGAACAGCCCGAACCCTTTTGCGCTATTGTAGATAGACCCCTGTAATACCGTGCCAGAGCCACTAATCAACTTTTTACCTGTGCGGTCCCATGCAGGGACCCCTGAACCAACTACCCACACATTGGGTTTAGTATTATCCGGCAATGACAGTATGTTGTAGCCGCGCTTACCACATACTAAAACGCAATTTCCTGTAGATGGTACGGCCGAATACGCCGCGACAAAATCACCGTTATACGGGGGCCTATCCACGACAATTATATTGCTCGGCCATCCGTAATGTTCTGCTAGGCCACCTACTAACTGATAGCCAGTAGAGCTGGCTAGGGACGCCACAAAAGCATCAAAATCCGTGCGCATAGTGGGGTCAGTCCATGGTGACCAATTTGCATCACCAACAGGATTAGATCCTGCGGTAACTATTTTCGGGAGCGCCCCCTTCCACACATACCACGCTTTTGACACTGGGTCGAAAACAGCCTTATTTCTGTCATTAACCCCTAATGTGCCACCCGTCGTGAATGTAAACGACGCTTGTTCAAAACCAGCGTCGCGCAGAACAGCTGGCAATGTCTTTTGCGTCTGCCCTGTCACAGGGTTAGTGGCATATTCAATTGGCGCCCCGCCAGTGGCGCCACCCGCCCGCCCAGTTATCACCTCCGCCTCGAAAATCTGGTGCTTCTTTGCCGTTTGCAAATCTTCCAGTGACAACACGTCGCCGCAAGCCATAAAACCTCCTATGAAAAACTGTTGCTAAATCCAGAATTAAAGGCCCGGCCAAAAGGCGCGACACCATCGTAAGCGTAATAGTCGTCTGTATAGTTGTACCCAGTTATCCGCACCGTACGGTTTGAACCTGGTTCGACAGTAGAGACAACCATCATCTGTGCATTATGCCGGTCATCGCTACCGAAAGAAAACTCAGTCTTTAACGCCTCGTTTCCTGTGTAAATCGCCTCCTGTGGCGCTGCTGTCATTGTCACCGTTCGGCTGTTTGCTCCTGGCACAACTCCAACACTTTGCACGGACCCATCACGGCGTTTTAGTACGAGCGAATGGTCCTGTCCCGGCGTGAATTCGACTTTCTGGGACAAGACAACGGTAAGACCATCCACGGCAACGACGTAGCCGTCAAACGGAGATACTCTCGAGCCCTTCACGACGCTGATCGCGCGGCCTGGACGAGCGAATATGCCTTCTTCCATGGCCGCGAAATCTACGGCCACCCTGTTCAGCAGATTGCGCTGATAGCGACGGTAGGCGGCCCAGTACGCCTGCTTGTAGTTGCGGATACCCTTTGAGTCGTATGCCTCTGTTTTGGCGCCGCCATCGGCCGGAATGGTGATCGTCTCTTTCGTGTTCGTGGCGGGGTCGATGTAGCTGAATTTCAGCGAGTCGTACCGGTCGCGGGTGTTAAAACTACGGGTCCACTTCTCGCCGGGCGCTTTGCTGCGATGCGTAAACACCATCTCCGGGCCCATTCGGGGGCGATCGAAGTCCAGCAGGATAGACGAGCCCTCTCGATAGACGCGGCAAAATATAGCCTCTGCAACGATGTTGATTATGTCTTGCATCGTCGCATCGAACGAGTCAAACGTATAACAGAATTGCCCGGCTTGTGCGCTGCCGAAATAAACCTCTATTTCAGCCTGCACGGAGAGCAGTCTGTCCATATTGCTGGCCGTCACGTTGAGACCTCCGCACACCGGGTCGCGCAACAACCGGATAAGGGACTGCATAGCTTGCGTGTTGTTGGAGAGCGCAGTATCGAATACCCCTTTGCCTAGGTACTTGTAAATGCGCTCAGTGACGATTAGCGCCAGCTTCGGCGCCTTGATGGACGTCGCTCTAGGGGTCTGCCGGCGGGCAGTATGCACAGTCGTCCGGTTGCCGTAGTTCGGCGTTGTGTCCGGTATCTGGGCGTATAGGTTATCAAACGACACGTCATCTACAACTTGTCCGCCAAAGGTTAAATCCTTATCGGTTAATCGACGTGCCCTAGCGCGAAACGATGATGGCGACGGCAGCTCGCCAGAAACAGAAACCCCGGTTTGGTCACTAGACCGGCCTGATACCGTTCCTTCAGCGGTATAAATGGGCCCGATAGGGCCACCCCCGGCATCCAATGCCTGGTATTCCAGGCGTATCGTAACGGCCGCGCTGCTTTTCTTGTTGCCATCGTCCTTGTACATCCCGCCAGCTGCGCCAAAGTTTGCCAAAACCCGAGTCGCTTTAATCTTGTCCATGGTGAACCAGTTCGACCAGGACACATCGATTTTATTGTATGGGCCTGTGGTGGCATTGGCGTTCGGCTGGATGCCAACTGTCGTCGTGATTGACAGCCACGGCTCAAGAGTCGGGTCCACTGTAAAGCGTACCTCTACATCGCTAACCAAGGACACAGTGTAGATGCCGCTTATGTCTTTTCCGCTTGTGGTGACGATCTGGATAAGTTCTATAGCCTCTCCTACTCGCAGATAGTCATTGAAACGCGAATCACCAGTGGCGTCTATGAGTGTTGCCGTGTTCCCGGTGCGCGATACCGTAGCCACGTCACCTATGTTTGCCGTAAGGTCGTTGGCCGCTTTCAGTTCTGCGCCATCCACCTCATTTGATGTGGCGGTGATATAGAGGCCTTCGGTAATTGGCTCACCGACCAGGGTCTGAGGCGCGCCGCTATTCGGGGAGGTGAAAGGGCCGTACACGGCAGCTGATGAGCCTGTTATCTCACTCAGACGTGTGTCCCCGTCTGTTATACCAGATGCAGGCGTGTCAAGCGGTCCCCGGCCGACATCATAATACCCGAACTCGATCACATTGCCGTTGGTGTCGTATTTACGGTACACGGTCATCAAATCGTTTGGGATACTCTGCACAGTGCCGCAGATGTCGTAGGTGCGCTCGTACGGGCGGGGCTTGTTCGTGCGGTCCGTGAGGCTGTTGTTAGGGCTGGCCCCCTGTTGGTTGCCAAGGCCTGGTTGCGCTTGCGCGGGGCTGATAATTTTCATCAGCTGCTTGGTCACACCTAGCGGGTCAAAAAACACCTTGAACCAAGTCTTATCGACGATACCGCCGCCTGGCGACTCGACGGCATAGAACGTAGCGTCTTCTTGCAGAGCGTCAACGTCCTCGGTCACATCGGTGTCGTTGCCGATTTCGTCGATATAGATAGCGAAGGGTGTACCATCCGGGATATGGGCGATGGCAAATTCCATCGGCGGCATTTCGTACATCGCACGGTCGAAACTTCCGCTTGCGTTGCGGGTTAGGTGAACGGTTATCGCCAAAACTGGATCTCCTGAAAGCGGGCGCTGATGTCGGCCAATGACTCCAGTTTAACCTGCTTCGAGGCTAACTCACAGTGGCTCACATAGCCCCGGTAATACACCCCAGAATGCCAGACGATGCGTCGACCGTGGCGCTCGCCCATTAACACAGCGTCGAAGTCTTGCGGCGCATCAACTTGGGTAAGCCCCCTGCTATCCTCGAACCCACCGGCAAACATCGCATCTGCTTCGGAGGGCCGCGCCACGTCGAAACGTGGCGTATCGATGCCGGCGTCTGCACGTACCTGCCTGACGTGGTGCCAGCAGTTGTACGTCCTGAAGTTGTACGGCCGTCCTGTATAGTCGTTGACGTTCATCCGGCCAGCACCCCCCGCAACAGCGGGATTTCCTCTGGCGTCATCAGGATTCCGGTCTGGCGCTCATTGAGACGAGGGACACCAACATCAGCCGTGAACACCCCCTTGCTCTGGGTCAGCGTTTGCAGGTCATAGGTAACCGGGCCCCTGGCAGGGTAGCTAAGGTCGGTACTAACGAAGGTGCGAAACGTGAATACCGGCGCCTCTTCGTTCGCCAGCGGTAACCGCGACATCTCATCGTCAAGCAGGTTGCCAACATCTGGCAGCGTGAAACTAGCCTGTTGGTCAGTGTCGTTGTTATTACCCCCTTCACCCACCTCCATGGGCACTCCCTCAAAAGTAACGGTCTCGCCAGTCTCTAGCGTTGCCGTAAGGTCGGATGTCCCGACGACGAGCAGATACCGCTTGGAGAAAAGTGGGTGCGTGATTTCTACCGTGTCGAAGTCGAGTTGGCCGTCCGGGTTAGATGCCAGCTTGAGCCGATACGCGGCGATTACTGATGCTTCGCTCATGCGTTAGGGTTCCAGATTCTGGGGAAAGTCGTTTGGGCCGTGGCATAGGCGGTCAGAAAGCAATTCAGCCCATCGCCGTAGCACCCGAACAGGTCAGGAAGGTTGGCGGTCAGGCACGTGTCTTCCTGGATGTCCGTGCGCTCGGCCATCATGGTAAACGCGATATTCCAGTTCTGGCCATCGTCGGTATTGATATCGATTTCACTTGTAATCATACACTGATGGTCTTTGATGCCGAGTCCGCTGTCGAGTGCCATCATGAACGAGTCAGCACCCCCGCTTATCTGGGCAAGGAATGACTGGAACGCTTGGTTGCCGAGTGCGGAGGTAACCAGTGTGACCGAGAACGGCACCGGCTCGAAATAGGTGTCGCGGCCCTGTCTAGGCAGCCCACCGGACACCTGGCTGCGGAAGACGTTGCTTCCGCGCCGGTAGGAGTACCCTTTGTTGGTGATCGGCTTGAGAGAAGCCGGAAAACGTATATTAGACATTTCTAATATCCTGGTTGACCGCGCGTCATGCGCCGGGATTTTGAGATGGACGAGTTGCTGTCGGTCATGTCGCCGCTCACTGTTTCCCGAATGATAACACGCAGCGTTGCCTCGTCCATCCGCTCGGTCGTAACCGAATCCACGCGCCCGGTGGTTTGGTTCACAATCTGCACGTTGGTCGGCCCGCTACTGCCGCTCTCGCCCATAATTTGTTTCATCTGCTGGGCTGTGCGCACACGGGACGCCGACGCTGGCATGATGACCTCGGGTTGCCCGCGTTCTGCAATGGTGGACATCTGACCGACAGACAGGTTACCGCCCTGCTCACGCGCCGAGCGTATCTTGGCCACGTTCGCTAAGCCAGCGGCAACGGCAGCCGCCGCCGCAATAGGGGCCGCTACCCAGCCCACGATTGGTATGGCTGCCGCTGATTGGAATGCGGCCACGGCGCCCTGGTACGTGTTCATGATGGCATTGGCGATGGCAAACGCTTTGTAGGCCTTGTTCCCTTCTCCGAGCGCGGTTTTCAGATCGTCTGTAGTCTGTCCAAGGACATTGGCATATTCATCGCGGCGCTTTTTGTTGGAGGATGACGCGATTTCAACGAGGGCCTTTTGGTATTGCTCCTCGCTGATAATGCCTTCGTCCCGGTACTGCTGAGCAATCTTGGCCTTCTGCTGCTCCTGTATATCAATCAGCTCCAGCTCGGTCGCGTTCTGGCTCATTATGAGCGACATGAAGTAGTCGCTTTCAGCTTCGCGTTGCCGTTGTTCTTGCCGGCGTTTGTTGATTTCTTCCTGGCGGGCCTCTTCGGCCGCAATGACGATCTTCGTCCGAGCGTCTTCGTATTGCTGGGCCGAGATAGCACCCTGGGTTTGGAACTCTTGCAGTCTGGCAAGTTTCTGGCGCTCTACTTCGTCAATTGCAGCCAGCTCGTCAGAGTTTTGGCGGGCCAGCGTGTCGAGGAAGTTTTTGGCCTGCCGTTGTTGCTGCTCTGCCTGATTCGCCTCGCGCTTGGCCAATGCGTCGGCTTTCTTCTGCGCGGCAGTCGCTTCTGCGTTGGCCTTCTTGCTCTCGGTGTCGATTACGCGCTGGATGTCTTGCTTTGCTTGCAGATCCCGCGCTTCGTTATAGGCCTTGATTTGGTCTTCGGTTACTCCTTCCCGCTTGGCGAACGCTTCCTTGTCTGCCTGGGCCTGGGCCGCATACCGCTCTTTATCCGCCAAGTTGCCGATTTGCACGTTGCGGATGATCTGATCGGCCTGTTCTTTTAACCGCTGGGTAGTTGAGTTGGTCGCTTTATCTAGGTTGTTCTGTGCAGCAGTCGCCCGGTCAACCTGCTCCGTAGCAGTGGCATGGGCGATAGCCAGCTTCTGCGTCTCTTCGGCCTGCGCCAGAATTTCCTGTTTGTTCTTGTTAGCCGCTTTGGCTAACTCGGTCTGAGCGTCTGCCAGCTTCTGCGCATTCTCCGGGGTAGCGGCGCGGTTGTACTCAAGTTGTGCGCTCAATACATCAAGCACTTTCTCTTGCGTCGTGCCGTACCGGTTGGAAAGCTCCCCGAGTGATGCGCCGAGACGGGCGGTTGAGACGTTCATCTCGCCCATGCTGCCCGACGTGTCTTGAAGTGCCGAATTGACATCGACCCCGTTATCTCGCAAGTCCCCTAGCGCCTGCAAAGCGATGCGAGAAGACTCGCTGTTGGCGAAAAATGCCTCGCTCTGGTCTTTGATAGCTGCCGTAGTAGCATCTAGCTGTTGCTGGGCTTGTAGCCCGAGCAACTTGATAGTGCTGTTATACGCCGCATCTCCGCTCTGGGACAGCTCTATGAGGCTATCAGATAGTTCCAGTACTCCGCCTTTGCCAATCTGAAACGACTTATCCAGCTCCTTGCCAGCTTTCTCAATCTCTTCCAGACTGCGAGTAGAATTGCCCAAGGCGTTATACAGGACCCCACCCAAAGCGGCAGACAGGGCGATTACGGTACCAAGCACCGCGCCGCCGGGGCCGAGCACCCCGGCCAACTGGGATGCCTGCTGACCGAAAGCCACGAACACAGATGTGCCGCTTTGCACTTGCACCACGAAGTCCTGAATTTGATAACCAGCCTGCTGTGCCTTGGTACCAAACCCGCTCAATTTCGGTGCGGCCTTTTCCGCCGCTACCCCTGTCTTCGTAGCCGCTGCGTCTGCTTTGCCAGAGGATTGCGCGAAGCTGTCCAACTGTTTAGCCGACTGCTCCGCACCTTCCGTTTTGACCCTAACGATTAGGGATGCTGTATCAGCCATCGTCCCGTCCCTCAAAAATGCCGTCTAGGCCCATTATAAGCTCTGCATCGAGCAGGCTGATAGGTTCGCCAGTGACCTGTTGATACGCCAGCAAATCCTGCCACTGTAGCTGTTCACGCGGGTATAGCGCGATTGCGTCGTTGGTTCTGCGCTGTACGAACTTGAGGCTGCGATACTTGTCCATGACCGGGGCAAAGATGGCGGGGCATTCTGGCCCCTGCTCTGGAGCTTTCTGCACCTCTTTGATGATGCCCATGGAGATCAAGGCCGCCTCATGCCCGGCTGCGATGCTGTCGAACTTCTGCTTTTTCTGCTTATCGACATAGCACCAGCGGGCGTATTCGTACAGCGTATCTACTTTTCCAGCAGTGCTTTCCGGCTTTCGTGGAAGTGCTTGGCGATGTAGGTTGCCAGCCCCTTGTACTGGTGTATCAGCTCGGCCACAGCTGCCGGTGAGAACTCGTCATCGAACGACCAGCCGATAACCACCGCGACCGCTAGCTGCTCGTTGAGCTCGTCGGCCCGCCAATTCATTTCGGAGTTGTACTGCGTCCAGTCCTGTTTTGCAGCGCACTCCTCGTCGAGCGGCTTAAGCTCCTCTCGCAAGGCGGTGTAGGCGCGGGCGTACTCGCGGGCCGCCTTTACCCCGTCGTCGCAGTATGGCCCCAGGACGCGCAGCCACTCGCCAGAATCCTGACCGCTCGGCAGCGGGATTTGCATGATGGTGCCGGCCGCCTGTTTATCGGCGAACCGGAAGTCGCTCAACTTCATCCGTTCGGCCTTTTTCGGCTCGGGTTTCTTGCGCCAAAAATCAAATAGTCCCATGGGTTAATCCTCCGCTAAAGATGCGGACATGATAGCAGGCGCTCTGCGCCGGATAAAGGAAAGGGGCCCGAAGGCCCCTGTTATGAGTACGCGATACGCTGGATGACGATGGAGGAGAGAGTGCTGTTGCCGGTGGCCTGCCCCTCCAGCGACAGCGTAACCGACTCGGGGCCTCCGACTTCCGGCGTGGCGGCGGTCAACTCGGCGCGTTTCAGCGTGAACGACATCGCACCATCAGGGCCCGCCAGAATCGAGGTCAGCTCAATTTGGGTTTCATTGAGGAACAGGTTAAGCAGCGTGGTATCGTATAACTTGCCTGCCAGGGAGAACGTATTGGTCGCACGGCCCCGCTCGACAAAAGCCACTGCGGCATTGCCTAGCTCGAACTGAGCTGATGCTGCGTTATCGTTGGTGATGGTGAAGGTGTCGATGAGTTTCAGCGGCGCAGTGCCATTGAACGCTGACACGTCCACACTGGCGAACGGCTGGGCACCAAAGTTGACCGTAAAAGTGGACCCAGCCGGCGGCGCAGTCAACACTTCTTGGCTAAGGCCAATGAACGGGAATGAGCCTGTCACCATGGCATTAACCGCCTGCTCAATGGTGAAACCGGAGAACTGGACACCCTTGGTTAGGAGGAAGCTGTCCGCGCCACCACAGGTGCCCTTGAACCATGTCAGAATGGAAAAGGTCTTACACAAGTTGCCGGTTTCAAGCTTGTCCGCTACGACCAGACTGGCTTCT